GCGCATAAGCGAACAATTATACGGAAAGGGGCGGCTATTCAGCCGCCCTTTTTTGTTGTACAATACGTTATCCCTGACAGTCGCATGGTGCGGCTGACACTAGCCACGACAGGAGAACTAAATGGCTCGTACAACTTTTTCCGGTCCAGTAAAAGTGAATACCGCTTTCTGGGCAAACCCAATTCTTTTTGCAGACCTGCCAACAGCTTCCGCTGATAACGAAGGTTATATCTACTATGTGTCTAATGCGCGTAAAGCAGCAGAGGGCGTAGGTGCAGGTACAGGTAACCTCGTGTTTTCAGACGGTTCAAACTGGATTCGTGTAGATACTGGCGCAACTGCGGCTGCCTAATAGGAGGCCCCAATGGCTGGTTCTGACGTAAAAGCAAAGCGTTTAGCTGCCACCGGTTCTGCCGGTGTTGGGCCTGCGCGTATTCGTCAGATACAAGTTTTAACTACAACAGGAACCCCTCGCCTAACTATTACAGACGGTAATGGCGGCGCAACGGTTCTTGATTTAGATTTTCTTGCATCTGATTCACACTCAGTAAACATCCCCGCAGAAGGCATTCGGGTATCAGATATTTATGTATCTGCTTTTACCGCGTGTACTGCGGTGACTGTTTTTTACAACTAAACGGAGGCTCGAATGGCTCGTGAAGTTAGTTCCATATCAAGGGTAGGGACTTCAGAGCCGTTTGAGCTTCAAGTTGCCCGCGGCCAAATATCCTTTCATAAAACTGTTTTTAAGTTTGGTTACAACGCTGCTGTTGGAGCCACTAAGGAAACCATCTGGGAACAGGGCGGTTTATATGCTTATCCCGCATCAGCCACAGTAATGACTATATCAAGCAGTTCAGCTAATGACACTGCCGCAGGCACCGGTGCGAGAACAGTAGAAGTTTTTGGCCTAGACGCCGATTACAACGAAATAAACGAAGTTGTTACATTAAACGGGCAAACGGCTGTTAACACTACAAAATCTTACCTACGGATAAATCGCGGCATTGTTCGCAGTGCAGGCAGTGGTGGCGCAAACGCGGGCACAATTTACGCAGGAACAGGTACGGTTACATCTGGGGTTCCAGCTAATATTTACCTGACCATAAATGGGGATGGCGACAACCAAACATTGATGAGTCTTTGGACGGTTCCCGCAGGATATACAGCATTCCTTACAAAAATGTCTTTATCCACAGGAACCTCTACCAACACCCAAGCCGTTTTGAATGCTAGTCTTGTTGCTAGGCCACACGGAGAAGTCTTCCAGATAAAAGAAAGATTTACCCTGACAGATGCCACACACGAGCAGTTTTATACTTTTCCATTAAGGTTTACAGAAAAAACAGACTTGGAGATGAGAGCGTTTTCTTCTTCAGGCTCAGTTGACTTCAATGTGTCCGCGTCAATGGAGTTTATTTACATTCAAAATGGGAGTGACTTGTAGTGGCTGAGCGCAAAAAAGCCAAAATGCCTCCGCGCAACAAGAAGAATTTTCGCCCCACTGAAAAAGGAGCGGGGATGACTAAGGCTGGAGTAGCGGCGTATAGACGCGCAAATCCCGGTTCAAAACTAAAAACCGCTGTAACAGGTAAGGTTAAAAAAGGTAGTAAAGACGCTAAGCGGCGCAAATCATTCTGTGCGCGTTCTGCGGGACAAATGAAAAAATTCCCTAAAGCAGCTAAAGACCCAAACAGCCGTTTGAGGCAGGCCCGCAAAAGGTGGAAATGTTAAAATGAGCAAGCCAACAGTTGCAGAACTAGATAAGAAAGTTGAAGTTATTCAAGCCGTATTACACCGGTTGGAAACCAACCATCTTGCTCATATGCAAAAGGATATAGACCGTCTGGATATAAAGGTCTGGGCTATCCTTGCCGGTATTGCTCTGCAACTTGCGGCGACAGTCATAGCGTTAGTAGCGGTGATGGCATGACACGAGTTAATTTAGGCGCGGGTTCTTGCGCTAAAAAGAGAAAAATAGTCCGAAAAAAGAAGGGTGGCGTCATTTGCCCCGAAGGAAAGGCTTGGGCAAAACGCACTTTTGACACATATCCGTCAGCTTATGCGAATTTGGCGGCATCTAAGTATTGTAAAGACCCTAATTATGCCAAAAAGTCTAAAGGTGGCAAAAGGAAGGGCAAATAATGGGAAAATTACAGGAGTGGGTCGATGAGGAGTGGGTCAGAATTGATAGCAGCGGCAATATCGCGGGGCCGTGCGGTACTTCAAAGAATAAGAGTAACCCTGATCGTTGTTTGCCTCGACGTAAAGCTCAAAGTCTTACAAAAGCTGAACGCGCTGCAACAGCGCGTAAAAAGAAGCGTGAGGGAGCTAAAGGAAAGCAGGTTGTGGCAAACACTAAGGCTGCCAAAGTAAAGAAAATGGCGGCTGGCGGCGTTGCGGGATATGAAACAAGCGCAAAAAGGCCTTTTCGGGGCAGTAGTATCCCCGGAACAGCGGTTGCGCGGGGCTGTGGGGCTGTTATGAATAACCGCCGTAAGCGCACAAAAGGGTCGGTATCGCAAGCATGAATATGATGTTCTTCAATACGGGCAAGGAGCGGGAGATATGCGATGAAATCATGGCATGGTCTAGCCACACTTTACAGAAACCAAACCCGTATTACAACGGGTTGCCACCTTGCCCCTACGCTCAAAAGGCGTGGGAAGAGCAAAAAGTAGCTATTTTATTTAAGTATGAGGATAGCTCTCAGGCGTTATACAGCACCATATCACAATGGGTAGACGAACTAGACCTCGTGATTATTGTTGATTTGGCTTTTGAAAAAGACCCAGACCGGTTTCATCACTTTTTGGACGGGTTAAACGGCGCAATATCAGACGGTATTTTTCTTGACCGCGATATATGGGTAATGGGCTTCCATCCTCACGATGAGGCCAATGATTTTATAGACGACCAGAGCTTTATGCAGATGGTTGAGGACGAATATGCAATGGTTTTTGTCCAGCGTTTGTCCAAGGTGCAGGAATCAGCAGACAAACTGGCTAAAAAAGGCTATTATGACAACTATCTGGAAGAGTATGACGCAGAAGAAATCTTCCACAAACGCGCAGAGCTATATAGGAGACTGAAAAATGGCGATGAAACCACGTAAGATGAAAAAAGGCGGCGCAATCAAAAAGATGCGCGGCGGTGGTATGGTTAAAAAGATGCGCGGCGGCGGCATGGTAAAGAAAATGCGGTCAGGCGGCATGGTAAAGAAGAAGTAAAATGGCAACGTCCGGAAGCAGAAATTTTGAGCTAGATGTCGCCGACTATGTCGAAGAGGCATTTGAGCGTTGTGGGCTTGAGGTTCGTACTGGTTACGACCTTAAAACCGCTCGTCGTTCTCTGAATTTGATGCTTGCGGAATGGGCTAACCGCGGCCTCAATCAGTGGACAATTACGCAAAGAACACAGGCAATGACCTCTGGCACAGGCAATTATACGCTAAGTGGGGATGTCATTGATATTCTATCGGTCGTAGTTCGCCGTAGCGGCACCGACTACGCGCTTGAGCGTATTAGCCGGGATAGTTACCTATCTATTCCGACTAAGTCCACTGAGGGGCGTCCTACGCAGTTTTTCTTGGATCGACAGATTACGCCAGAACTGAAACTTTGGCCGGTGCCGGATAATAGCACGGATGTAGTTTATTACGATGCTTTGACCAGAATGGATGACGCGGACGATTACACAAATACGATGGAAGTGCCTTTCCGTCTGTATCCGTGTTTAGCGGCGGGATTGGCGTATTACATCTCAATTAAACGGGCTCCTAACCGAGCACAGCTATTGAAGGCAATGTATGAGGAAGAATTTGAGCGGGCAATGGCGGAAGACCGGGATCGTGCGTCTTTCAACGTAACCCCTCAATATGAGTATTTTAGGGTTTAGAAATGGCCAGATTTGCCACAGGAAAAGACTCGTATGCTATTTCTGACCGCTCCGGACTACGGTATCGGTATAAGGATATGCGTCGGGAATGGAACGGATTACTGGTCGGCAAGGATGAATATGAGCCAAAACATCCGCAATTAGAGCCTTTTCCCAAGGTTGTGGATGCACAGGCCCTGAAGGACGCGAGACCTGACCGTATTGAGCCGCTGGTTGTACCAGTGGGCGGCGGCGGTTTCCCAGATAGAGGCGTGGATACGAGGCTAATTGGCTCCGTAGGCCGCGTAACGGTGGTAGTATGAGCTTTACTCTGACTGAATTGCAGGATGCAATTAAAGATTATACGGAAAATCAGGAGACGACTTTCGTCAACAACCTGAACATCTTCATCCGTGGCGCGGAAGAGCGCATCTTCAAGAGTGTCCAGCTTAACTTTTTCCGCCGCAATCAAACCGGTAGTTTAACTATCGGCAATAAGTTTTTGAATTGTCCGTCTGATTTCTTAGCTCCGTATTCCTTGTCTGTGATTACCGCAGGCGGGGACAACGTGTTTTTAGACTACAAAGACGTAAATTTCTTGCAGACTGCGTATCCAGACCCGACAGCTACGGGTACACCTCGGTATTACGGCTATTTTGACGTATCTAATTTTATCATTGCCCCGACC